GTAGAAGAAAATGAGTTGGTAAGATTGTATTTTGTCCGACCTGTAGCTTGGTCTTCTAAACTAGAAATATTAAACGAAGATAACGCTGTAGTGTTGTTCGCCTGATTAACAACAAATCTAGCTTTTGAAGCTGTTTGCTTCGTCAGACCTACCGGCCCCGTACCCGCCTTGTCAGCAATCGTGTCTACATTTAATACGCTGGTCATACGATGCTCCAATACCCGTTAACAGTGACGGTGGCAGACTGCGTAATCGGCCCAGCCGACACACCGTTCTCATCGCTGTCAATCGTGATGTCTGCGCTGATGGTCTGACCGTTCAATCTGATGATGCTGTTGTTGCCCTTGAAAGGATAGCGTGTGTCAGCCTCAGTCTTTGTGTAGGCATTGTTCACAGAGAACACATCGTACACAACCATCTCAACTGTATCATTCAGGCTGGCCCCAGTTACCAACACAACCGTCGTGCCTGTCGTAGCTGTGTAGTCTGTGCCGGGTACGAGAAGCACACCGTTCTGGTATACATCCATGTACAGGCTGTCTGAGTAGTTCAAGACACCACTGCTGGCATCACTGCCACTGAATGATGTCTGACCGGCAGTGGCCTGATACTGGTAGCGGTTACGAACACCGGCTGATGGGGATTTACCTATGTATGGCATTATGGTTTCTCCGGCCAAGTCACATCTTCAAGAGATGTGGCACTGGTAGTAATGTCACGCAAGGCTTGGCGGTATGTTGTCTGTGCAGATGTCATAGTGTGGTCAGAACCGGCCCACCAGTCTGTAACTGCAATACGCCTGTTACGTTCTTTACGCAAAAGGGTCATGGGTTCAGCAGCTACTAACTCATCATACTTTGCTTTGACGGCTGACCATGTTGTACCAAAGTCTGAAGGATTGCTGCTTTCTACGCCGCCCACAACTCGTGTAAACATTGAGTTGAACTCAGTTTCATTCGTAGGTTCTCCACGAATAACAAAACTCGTAATACCCAATTCTCCGATGGCATCGCCTATCTTAATCATTGGGCAATCTCCATGAGGGTTATAGTTGATGTGCTGGCATTTGATGTTGAGTGAAAGTCGTTTACTCTAAATCTTCCCGTAGCACCTGATTTAAAACCTACTTGAATCATATAGGTGACTTCAGAGGTTGTATTTGGTGAGTCTAAATACATTATTGTAGACGGCCACCCAACGTGGTTGTTTCCACTGCCGTCGCCATCCATAAATACAAACCGTTCACCATTAATTAAAGTAGTAGTAGAACCACCAATGGTGCGTTTTAGAAGGACAGTAGTTTCAGCAGCATCAACATTAGATACTGTAAGACAAGCGGCAATATTAACCATAACCTTACTGGTTGAAAACTTAGGTGTAATTGCCCTTGTCAACGCAGTATCCACCGGAGTAGAATCGACAACCTGCTGATAAGTAGTCGTTACCGTTTGTCCTACTTGTAAAATCTGACCCGGCTGTTGGACTAATGTTAATGCCATTGCCTATGTTCCTTATGCGTAAGGGCTGTCGCCAAGTACGCTTGTATCCCAAGCTGCCTTGAGTGCTGCAATGTCAGCAGCGTTAGTGATTGCAGATGCCGCTGGTGCATTACGCAGGGCATTCTTAGCTGTTACAGATGCAGCCTGTGCATCACTGTCGCCAGCTTCCAGTGCCTTCATGTAGGTTACGTCCTCTGCCTCAAGCAGTGGCGCACGTACTTCACGGATTTTGTCCTTGAAGATTACTTTGGCTGCATCCATGTCTTCAGAGATGACGCTGCCACTCAATGACCATGCACCACGAAAGTGACGGTCAGAAGGAACGGTTGCTGATGAGGCATCAATCTGATTCCCGTCCTTGTCTACGATGTATGTTGTTGCCATTAGGTTTCTCCCTCTTAGGCTGCTAAATCAGTGACGCTAAGTTCTTCAGTAATCTTCCAAGCATTGCGCCACTCTCGTGTGCCGGGAAGCTGTTCCTTGCGGCAGATAACCATCTTCGGTTTGTTGCCTTCATTCCAACTGCGCCACACAGACTGTGGGCAGTCCTTCATAATCAAATACTCAATCGCCTGTTCCTCTGTCATTGCATCGACAGGCTTGGTGTTGTGCAGCAGGAAGCCACGAGTGTGCTTTTTGAAGTCAGGCTGTGCTTCGTCTTTGGCTAGTTCCCAGTACACTTCGACAGGTGGCAGGATACCGCCCTGTAGCGCACACGCCATCCAATTCGGGTCAGGAACCAGTATCTTGGCGCACTCATCCACGCTGTCCTCATAGACAACCCGATAGTCTGACTGCACACCCTCAAGGTTCTCTTTGGCCCAGCAGAGCCTGTCCCATAGATGTGTGCCTTGAAACTCTGGGGTCACTGTCATGCAAGGTCTCCGTGCGCT